CCTGAGCTTGAAAAGAAAGTTTTGGAGTTGCGTGAGAGACTCTATCGTGGTGAAAATTATGATGGAGTTTTCAAAGAAGTTCCAAAAGATGAGAAATTGCCAATAGAAGAAGTTGAAGAAGGAAAGTTGCGTTTGTTTCAAGTTGATGAATTGCATCATTTAGTTGAAGGTCGTGCGTTGTTTGGAGAGTTTCAGAGAGTTATGAAGAAATATCCATTTGAAACTTGTAATGCTTCAGGCTTGAATCCTCATTCATTGGATTGGGCTTTGTTGCATGAACAGATTTATCCAACTCCAGAGTACAAAGGACTTCCTGGTGATTTTAGGAAGTTTGATTTGTCTTTGCGTGAGTGGATGTCGGAGTCAATCAATCATGAGATCAATGAGTGGTATGAAAGATGTTGTCTCTCAGAATATGAGATGGGATCTCCTGAATGGCAGGAGGTACAGAGAGATAATGTTGCCCGTTTAGCTTGGGCTAGAGGGACATATCATGGAACTTTTGTTATTTGTGATTGTATGTATCGTTCATGGCGTAATCCTTCGGGACAGCTATTAACGAGTACTTTCAACAATTGTTGCAACTCTTGTTTGAATATGTTTTGTGCTTGCAAGTTTTACAGAGATAAAGCAAGAAAAACGAAGACTGAACCAATTGTGGTCCCTTCAACATATTTTAACAAGTTCCGGTTGAACACAACTGGTGATGATCATGTTGAATCAACTTTCTTGAGAGATTACACTTTGCAAGATAAAGCCAGAATTATGGCCTCAGTTGGTTATGAATATACCACGACTGATAAAAAAGATGTTTCACAAGGACCAGCGCAAGTTGAACAGGAGGATACTGTTTACTTGCAAAGGAGCTTCCGAATTGTTAAAGATCATTATGTTTTTGCTCCTTTGAACAAGGATATTCTGTTAGATATCCCAAATTGGGTTTCCAAAGATTTACCTATGCGTGAAGCTGTGAAGCAGAATTTGGAAGCAACTATTTTTGAAGCTTTTCATTATGGACCAAATGTTTATGATGAGATTAAAAGAAAGTGTGAAATAGCTTATCGAAAAGCTTACCCAAGTGGGGAAAATCTTTTAACTCATCCTTACAAAAGTCTTTTGAACAAATTTGAACTTGGAACTCTCCTCTCTCCAGAGGAGGTTTGGAGTCAAAAGCATGTTGTGGGCTACTGCGCTCAGTCAGGCTTTATGGAGCTAATTGAGAAACAAACAGAAGCTGATGAATTGCACGCTGCAGTTATGGTGATTAAAGGTCTAAAACGAAAACTAGATGGACCAAATGCAGCTTTTCGAGATGTTCAAAGAATGGTTGAGATGAATAATGCCTTGAATAATAGACCCAATGATCGATTTCATGCCCAATCCGGTGGTGGATGGGAAGTTGTTTCTGATACTGAGATGAGCGTTGCTCTTGGAATAAAATCCGGTGCTAAAACGACTGGTTCAGTTGATATTGCTGACGTTTTTGATGCAGGTAAAACTGAAACTCGAAGACCATGTGCAGTTCGTTTTCTTGATAGTGTTCAACACATGTCTACATGGAGTGTAAACACGTTGCCAATGCGCAACCAAGCGATTTTCAAACGTTGGTGGCGAATTAGAAGGAAACTTGAACCATATGAGGAATCCTATGTTGTGGGAACCTTATATGATGATCACATTGCTGTTGGGACAAGTGCGTCCTGTAAAGAAGGTGAATCTTTTGAAGAAGCAGCGATACGAAGCAATTGTGAACATTTTGGAATTGTTCCCGTGTTTGATGACAACAAATCCAAGGTTTATGTCAATGATGATGTGTACTTCACAGGTGTTTTTATGGGAAATGCTGCTAAGTGCACACCAATGGGTAGTACAATAGGTTTCACTCGGAAAGATTTTAGTGAATACAGAAAAAGTGCTAGTTTCATTGTTGGCTCATATCATGGGTTGAAACGTCTCATTGGATCAGTTGAATATGCTTGTATGGATGATAATGATGCTCTTGGAATTATTTGCATCCCTATGGAGCGTGTTCTTCATGGACTTGATACTTGGATCACGAGAGAAGAACACATTTTAGCTGAATTTTCAGAAACAGAAGAAATTCCAAATGGAAAGAGAGAATTAGATTTTCATGTTCAATCTGGAAATCCTGCTGATCTTGGTCAGAGTGTTGTTAAACCTGATATGGTTATTGCTCCTACAACTGGTGCGTCTGAAGATCAGCCCCAAACAGCATTGGATGTTGATCAGGGAGTTTCTTTATATAAGCAGTTTGATGCTTATCAAGATCAAACACCTCGTACTTTGCTTGAAAGACAATATGTGTTTGATAAAGGAACCTGGACATCAGCATCAGGTGCTAATATTGCTAATTGGGATTTCCCTTATGCTCTGCAAAATGTTACAATGCTGTGGGATTCTTTGTTGCGTTTTCAATGGTTTACTTGTGACATTGAAATTCAGATTCGTTTGAATACGAATGAGTTGATGGCTGGACAGTTAGCAGCAGTGTATTACCCTTTGTATAATGCACTTAAATCTTGGTATCCAACTCGTGTTTCAAATTTTGCTCAAAGCTTTTGTGGATCCGACATGGTCATTTTCGATGCCGCTACGCGGGAGGTGATTACAATCACAATTCCCATGTTGAGTCCTGGAATAGCTTATAGTAAAAGTTGGGTTACAGATACGACTTTGAAAGGAATTGGGGGCCATGTTGAGGTGCGTCAACTTGCTCCACTTACACAAGCTAATGCTACAACAACAGTTTCTGTAGAATGGACTGCTTTTATCCAATTGAAGAATGTTAAAACTTTTGGATTTGTAGGTCAATCTGGACGATCTTCTACCGGACCTAAGAGGAAGATGAAGATTGCTACGAAAGATCCTGTTTCAAGAGAAGCGGCTAACAAAGCTGGTGAACCAAAGCTTTCTACAGCTTTGGATACAGCTGGTTTTGTAACTGCAGCTCTTTCTTCAATTCCTGTTGCTGGACCTGCATTGGGTGCTGTTTCTGGTGTTTTGGGAGGGCTTTCTTTAGCCTCGAAGTACACTGGAAATTCTCTTTCACGTGATTCTGAAGGATATTCAACGATGGTTGCAAATGCCGTATCAAGCTTTGCAAACACGGATGGAAGGGATGGTTCAACTGTGATGGGATTGGCAGTTGATTCCAAAGTTTCAAATGAACCACATTTGATTGATCCTAGTTCTGTGGATTATAATCAAATTGTGAATTATGGAATGTTGCCTGGGTTGCATACCATATTCACTTTTACAACTGCGACTGCAGTTGGTTCAACAATCCTTTCTTTAGATATTGGACCTGGAGTTCATACAACAACAGCTACAACGATGACACCTGCATTGTTGTTGGCATGTTTTCATACTTGGTGGAGAGGTGGAATGAAGATTAA